CGTGCTTTAGACTTGTTTAAAAAGGATTTTGGAATTGACCTTCCAAAGGATATGTCATCTTCTAAACAGACTAATCAATCTGCTGCTGATATGGTTTCTACTAAAACAAAAAGTATAGAACCTAATCAACAAAAGGTTTGGTCTGAAAAGGAGATTGCTGCTATGAGTATTGCGGAATTTGATAAATACGAAAGTGAAATATCAGAAGCAATGCAGTATGGCAGAATCGTAAAATAACTATTATAACTTAAAAGGAAAAATATCATGGCTCAATTTTTTGAACCCGGAACTGATACTAATGCAAACTTTGCAAACTCCGTAAGTGGACAAACTAATAGTTTCTTCCTACCTTCCATATACTCTAAGAAAGTTTTAAACTTCTTTAGAAAGGCAAGTGTAGTTGAAGCTATTACTAACACCGACTATGCCGGTGAGATATCTGCTTTTGGAGACTCTGTAAAAATCATTGGTGAACCAGTAATCTCTGTATCTGATTATACAAGAGGTTCTGACACGACTGCAACTAAACTAACTGATGCTGAAACAACTCTTGTTGTTGATAGTGCTAAAGCTTTCAAATTCATCGTAGATGATATTGAGACTAAAATGTCACACGTCAACTTCAAAGAAGTAGCTTCATCATCTGCTGCGTATGCTCTTAAAGATGCATATGATGCTGCTGTACTAGCAACTATGTTTGCTGGTTGTTCAGCTTCATCACCTGACCATATCATTGGTTCAGACAGTGCAACTGCTGACGCAACATTAGGACACGCTACTAACTCTGTAGACCTACTAGGCTCAGACGGAACTGGTGTAGATGCTATCGACCTTATGGCGAGATTCGCTAAACTATTAGACGAACAGAATGTACCTGAAGAAGGTAGATGGTTCGTAGCTCCTCCTTCATTCTATGAAGAATTAGCTAAAGCTGACTCCAAGTTAATGTCTGTTGACTTTAACGCTGGACAAGGTTCTATCAGAAATGGTTTAGTATCAAGTGGTAAACTAAGAGGATTTGACATGTACAAATCTAACAATGTTGCTGCTACATCTAACGCTACTGGTAAATGTATGGCTGGTCACATGTCGTCAACTGCTACTGCTAATACTATTCTTTCAACTGAAGTGTTGAGAGACCCATCATCATTTGGTGATATAGTAAGAGGCTTACATGTCTATGGTGCGAAAGTACTTAGAGATGACGCTTTATGTAGTGCATTCTACGTGATTGACTAAGTTGTCAAACTCGGGGGAGGCTTCGGTCTCCTCCACTTTTTAAAGGAGATAATATGTACGGTAAAGATAGAAGAATGAAAAAGATGGGTGGTGGATACGCTGATATGATGAGAAAGAAAAAAAGCATGGGTGGACGTTCTACATATGCATATGGTGGAGATGTTAAGATGGACGGATGTCAGCCTGTATATAAAGGAACACCAAAAGCTAAAGCTAACTAATATGAAAGTTAAAGCACCAAAAGGACACCATTGGATGAAACAAAAAAATGGTACGTTTAAATTAATGAAACACACAGGTAAGTTTGTAAAACACAAAGGTGCAAGTTTAGAAGCAAACTTTCCAATTCAAAAGGTTCATAAAAAATAATGGCTACAACATATCTTGACATAACAAACGAAGTATTAAGAGAACTTAATGAAGTTCCTTTAACATCTGCAAACTTTACAAACGCTACAGGTATTCAGAAGTTTGTTAAAGATAGTATTAATAAATCTATATTTGATATAGCCAACGAAGAACCACAACTTCCATTCTTTTCTGCAGGAGCTAGTGGAGGCACTGACCCTTTCTATGGTAACGTAACAGTTGCTACAGTTGCAGGAACAAGATGGTACACTCTTAAGTCTGGTAGTTCTAGTATTACTACAGACTACTCATCAATAGATTGGGATGACTTTTATGTTACAACAATCAACGTAAGTGGAGAAACAACACCTTATGTCTCTAAAGGTTTAAAGTTTCTTACTAATACAGACTGGACAAGATACTACAGAGACAGTGAGAATGCAGATGATGCAGATACTCAAAACCATGGAGAGCCTAGATTTGTAATCAAGTCTCCTGACAATAGAAAGTTTGGATTAAGTCCAATACCTGATAAGGTTTATAATATACACTTTTATGCTTTTGTAAGACCGACTGCGTTATCAGCACATGATGACACAATCACTTTACCAGAGCAGTACAGTAATATAATAACAGCTAGAAGTCGTTATTACATTTGGCAGTTTAAAGAAAGCCCACAACAAGCAGCTTTCGCATTGGATGATTATAAGAAAGGTATGAAGTATATGAAATCAAACCTAATGAATCCAGCTCCAAAGTATATGACAGACGATAGAACTTACTTTTAAAATATGGCACGTTCACAACCTTTTACCGTAGCATGTGCAGGTGGCTTAGTAACATCAGCTAACTCAATAGACTTGTTACGTACACCCGGAGTTGCTACAGTTTTACAAAACTTTGAAGTATCTATTGAAGGTGGATACAGACGTATTAATGGGTTTAGTAAGTTTGGTGCAGGAGATGCAGTTCAACCTACAGGTGGTGTAACAACTATATTAGGTACACAGCCTTATGCAGATGGTGTTATAGTTACTGCAGGTACTAATATATACTTTACACAAGATGGTATTACATGGGTAACAATAAATAGATTATCAGCAGGTAGTGGAGATAACTACTCAACCTTTACAGGTAAAAGTATTGCAGCAAGAACTGGACAAGGACAATGCCAGTTTGCAATGTTTGAAGGTGCTGGACAAGATTACGGAACTATAATAATAGCTGACGGTGTTAATGAACCTTTTAGTTTTAGAATGGAAGGTACAGGAAACTTAAGTACTAGAACATACTTTACAGCAGAAATAACAGTTACAGGTACTAAAGGTGTACAGTTTATTACAGCCCATGACCATCATTTAATAGCTGCTGGTGTAACTGATAATGAAAACACAGTTTACTATAGTGTTAATAATGACCCTACATCTTTTACAGGAACTGGAGCAGGTGCTGTAACTATATCAGATAAGATAGTAGGTATTAAAGGTTTCCGTACAGATTTATTTATATTTTGTGAAAACAGTATACATAAACTTATAAACATTAATAACTCAAGTACAGTAGCAGTAGTACCTGTTGCTGAAAGTGTAGGATGTTTAAGTGGCTACAGTATTCAAGAGATTGGTGGTGATTTAATATTTTTAGCACCTGATGGTTTAAGAACAGTTGCTGGTACATCAAGAATTGGTGACGTTGAGTTAGGTACAGTTAGTAAATCAATACAGCCTATTATAACAGAGTTAGCACAAAATGTCAATGAATATACAATAAGTAGTGTAGTATTGAGAGAAAAATCACAATATAGATTATTTTATAGTGATACAGACTTGACAAATGCTTCACAAAAAGGTATAATAGGTACATTAAGACCTAATGGTTTTGAATGGTCTGAAATGTTAGGTATGGAAGTTACATCTATAGGTTCAGGATTTGATACTAATGGTATTGAAAAATATTATCATGGTGATACAAATGGTTATGTTTACTTACATAACTCAGGAGATAATTTTGATGGTGCTGCAATAGATGCAAGATATCAAACACCTGATTACGATTATGGAGACTTTGGAACTTTAAAAACTTTACACTACGTTAAACTATCTATAGGTCCTGAAAATGAAGTACAGCCTTCAGTAAGGGTTAGATTTGATTATGATAGTAACGAAACACCACAACCCGAAGATTATTTATTAGACAGCGTACCAGCTCCATCAATATTTGGTACAGCTTTATTTGGCACTGCAAAGTTTGGAGCATCTGAACAGCCTTTAGTTAGGTTAGCATTACAAGGTAGTGGTTACTCTAATAGCTTTAGAATATTAACAAACGATACAAACGCACCATACACAATAAACGGACTATACATAGATTACATTCCATCAGGTAGGAGATAAACACAATGGCAGGTTACACAAGACAAAGTACATTCGCAGACGGAGATACAATCACTGCTGCATTATTTAATAATGAGTACAACCAAGTTTTAAATGCTTTTAGCAATACAGGTGGTCACAAACATGATGGCACTGCAAACGAAGGACCAGTTATAGGTATTATTGGTGATGCAGGAGAAACTTCTCCAAACAATAAAGTCTTAATAGACACAACAAACAATTACATAGAATTTTATGTACAAGTATCAGGTTCTTCTGTACAACAGTTATACATAGCAGATGGAGCTATAATACCTGTTACAGACAGTGATGTTGACTTAGGTACAACAGGTTTAAGATTTAAAGATGCTTACATTGACACAGTAACAACAACTGGTAATGTAGCAGTAGGTGGTAATCTAACAGTTACAGGTACTACAACTTTTAACGGTGGTACAATCACTATGGGTGATGCAGCTACTGATAATGTAGTCTTTGGTGCTGATGTAGATTCTAACATTATCCCTGATGATGATGACAGTTATGACTTAGGTAGTTCTTCACAAGAGTGGAGAAATCTTTACATAGATGGTACAGCTAACATTGATAGCCTTGTAGCTGATACAGCAGACATTAACGGTGGTACTATTGATGGTACTGTTATTGGTGGTTCAAGTGCTGCAGCTATTACAGGTACAGCTATTACTGGTACAAGCTTTGTAATTGGTAGTGCTACTATAACTGAAGCAGAACTAGAAATACTAGATGGTGCTACAGTAACTACAGACGAGTTAAACATCCTAGATGGCGTTACAGCTAGTGCAGCAGACATTAATCTTATAGATGGTATAACTAACGGAACTGTTATAGCAAGTAAAGCAATTATCACAGATGCTAATAAAGACATTACAGGTGGTAGAAACATTACTATCTCCGGAGAACTTGATGCAGGTTCACTTGACGTATCAGGCAACGTAGACGTTGATGGTACACTTGAAACAGATGCACTATCTATAAATGGTACAGCAGTTACAAGTACAGCCGCAGAGTTAAACATTCTTGACGGTAAAGCTTTTCTTGATGAAGATGACATGTCTTCAAACAGTGCTACAGGTATTGCTTCTCAACAATCTATTAAAGCTTATGTAGATACACAAATTACTGCAGAAGACTTAGACATTACAACAGACAGTGGAACTATTGCAATTGACTTAGATAGTGAAACATTAACTGTATCAGGTGGT